CAAAGGAATCCTATCCCATATATATTCTAAATCATGTGGATTAATGTAAACATTTTTAAAGAGGAACCCCAGCCAATTACTTGTAATAAGCCACATGAATTCAAAGGACGGAAGCGAATCGTTAGGACTAATATGGGCCGCAGCGGCCTCATCGATGATCACATGTCTCCATGTGATCTGTTGGTCTTGACAAAAATAGTACACGTCTTTGTACATGCGTGTGGGTATAATCATAAGTTTATTATTTGTAATAAGGCTCGGGGTCGTTTTGTTTCGAAGAACACGTCGGTTATCCAGGACAATAAACTCAAGACGCGTATGCGTCTCTAATTCCATGGTCCACTGTTGAATCAGATGAGGTGGGACAATGAGAATATCCACACATGACACATCGGATCTGTGGTTCGATACGCCGTGCGAGAAAAAATAGCGATTCGAATGTGGATTCAGTTCGTTGTCTTGGATGGTATGGGGATCCAGAAGGGACTGTACATGAGGCATTAGATAGGTGAGAGCGGCCAGACTCTTCCCACTCCCTGGAGGATCCGCCAAAATCCCGAGCTTTCCCCTCATCATCTGACCGTTCCTTACAAATCCATCCCGCATTCTCTGTCTGTGGACAACCATGGACGCTATGAGTCGGCTCTGGTTCGGCATAAGCTGCGTTTTAAGAAGATGTGTGTTTTGAAGGGTTTCAAGGGCCTTCTTATAAAGTTCAGGATAATCCACAGGTTCCTCATCAATCGCATTCTCAAATACAGTATTAATCACTCTTAATTGTTCAAATAATGGACTTTCTACACTATTCATTATGTCAACAATCTGGTATGCCTTTAGGCTTATAAGGAGGTTAGATTAAAATTCTAGCACGAGATAAAAAAATCACGAAGGGCCTTGTCCCTGATAAATGTATTTATCTTCATCGGCGTTTCGACGAGCAATGGATTATTCGTGTTTCGAAGATTGTTCTTGTCAAACGTATTATCCGCATGACACATCACAAGAATACACTTAAAGGGATCGAGCTGTATCATGGGATTCTTGTAGTCGTCGAGGAAGGACTTTTCTTCCGCATGCGTCTGGGTCTCATCATACCTATGAGTCAGCATATAGGGTCGCCTATAACACATGGTCCCATTCGTACAATGATTGGGATTATAAGGGCCCGCCTTACATATCTTTCCGTCCACTCGGAAGTACAGATACATTTCGGATGAGCCGGCAAGCATGATCTTGGGATTCTGAATGAACTTCATGACCGCATGACTGACACGGTCGGGAGGATAATAATCATCGTCATCCATGGCCACCATGATGTCCCCCTTAGCATTATCGTTCAGCATATTACGCTTCTGACCGATCAGCAACTTCGTGTCCAACGGAATATACTTGATGTTTGGAATGGTCTTGGAAGCCTCCTTAAACAGATCCTCGACCTTGTCAGATCCATCGTCCACGATAATCCATTCCATACGATCCTTGGGATAGGTCTGGGCCTTGTACATGGCAATGGCCGCAGGAATGAACTTGCGACGATTATAAGTAGGGGTTAGGACGGACACGAATGGCTTCATACTGATATTGTAGGGAGGACATTATTTAGGTTATTGTATGCTTCCTTTTGAAGAAGCCAATAATGGCTCAGTCAGTGTAGTTTCTGGATAATAGGTGCCCTTAGATTTCGGCGGGTTTCCATATCTTAATTTCCTGGCCGATAGCTGGACTGGTGTGGATACTTTTGTACTTTCTACTGGTGATTCTTTCGTTGTTACCTTAGATAAATTTGCCTTTGATGGAATTTTACTCAAAATAATATCCAGATTTACCTTCGCATTGGACACTAATCCATGAAGCTCTTCAATTGGCTTTCTGCGAGCCTCTAACTTCATTGCTTCCTCTTTCAACATGGGCTCTACCTTCGCATCCAGTTTCTTCTGAAGTTCCTCATATAGATTTGCCTTCTTATATAACGCAGGCACTATATCCGATATCTGTTTCAGAGCGTGCTCAGCGTCCTCTTCTGTCCCTGACAGTTCAGCCGTTTTCAAATTAAAATCCTGTAAAACATCTGCTGAAGATTCTTTGAGGGGTCTTAATCTGTCCACTTCTTTCTGTAACGCAGACTTGAGTTTTCTGAGTCTCTGAATATTCTCTTTCGCAGAGGCAAGTTCTGCCCAGTCAACGTCCTCATTCGCATCTAAAATTTCATTGAGCTCTGCGAATTTTTTGCTGAGATTTGTAATTTTATCTGACGAAGAGGTATCATCCTGACTTATTAACGCATTGATTTCGCCAATCAAATTGGTAATTTCCTTGCTCAAGTCCATTCCTTCAGTATCATAGGTCGGCATGATGGACGCAGAGCGGACCTTCTGTCCTAACCTGTCAATCTCTTCACGGGCCGATGTCGATGCCTGTTCTAGCCGAGTCTTTTCCAGATCCAACTTCTTAGTATCTGTCCCATTCGACTTATTGGCAGCGATCTGTTTCGTCAGTTCCTCCACCCTCAATCCAATCTCTTTTTCTCTGGCCATCAGTGCTTTTAATAGTGTAGCCCGAGCCTGATCCGATTCCTTACCTACCTTGCTAGATGTCTTTCCCAACAGAATCCTACTGAACGCAACGGCCTCCGCAAATCGCTTCTCTTTCATGAGACCCTGGATATAGTCACCAAGCGTATCAAGACGCTCAGTATCTTCAGAGTCCAATTTACGATTCAGCATATCGAGAATCTTACGTCGCTTATAATCATCCATCTTCGTCGTTTCATTATAAATTGTTAAAAGCTCTCCTACATCCGTTGATTCTGGAAGTTCCAATGTACTTCCCGTCACATTTCCCGATGCGTCCTTCTTATATGCCACGTTCATGTGGTCAATGTGATCAATGAACTCTGCTAGCAACGTGGGAATTCCCAGTGTGTTCTTAATCGTATTCCAGTCAGGGATCCGCTTTTTAATGGATTCAATATAATCTAATTCATCGAACTTATACAGCTGATAGGCAGTACCCTGATCCCCTGAAGTAAAATACGTAAATGGATAAAGTAGTGTGTCTAACATTCCACCTGTCGCTGTTCTCAAGGGCAGCATCGTATAGAGTTTCGGTAAAAGACGAATAGGTGGGTCTCCTTCCTTTTGGAAGGATCTGTTATAAAGGCTCGTGAATATGTATCCAATGTAATACAAGGACATTATAATAAAGACAGATCCAGAGATCCAGGAACCGAATAGGATCAGAAGAAACGTGATTAGGCGAAGGGGCCATGGAATAAAAATCATCGAGTTCGCAGTGAACATGGCGAACATTAGACAGAGCAGAAGGCTTATTCCAAACCAGATCCAGTTGCCAACAGATTTTCCAGGTTTGGCGTCAGATTTGGAGCTGTCACTCTTAAATAAATTTGTAGTTAATTCTTTCGCCATGTCTGTGGCAATGTTTACCACAGAATCTGAAGAATCTCGGCCAGATACATCTTGCCCAGACGTGTCAAAATGATCGGCCGTATCATCCTTTTTAAACAGATCCATGGCCCTCTGAATATGGGTTCCCATGGGGCCTCTGACAACAGACCGAATGCCATCTGTGACTTTCTGTTGGACCATATCCATCGCTCCATTCGCAACAGATTCCATTTGCCTCTGTGAATTCCGTACAAAATTAGAGGGCATACTTGAGCCCGCCCATACCCGCATTCACAACGACCCAGTTCAGATTTTCGACGTAAATGGCGACATTAATTCCATAGTTTGTTGTCGGTAACAGCGGATTCGGATTCAAGTCCACTTGAAACAGACGAACACGACTAGAATTGAGCGATCCGTCGGGCTGCTGGCCAGGACTGTGAAGACCAAAGGGATATACGACGATATTGGGATCTGGCAGCCCCGCCAAGTACTTCCATGGAACAACCTGGGTGTAATATTGGACGGGCTTTTCCTCCTGGAGCTGGTTCCCGTCCCCATACACTGTTAGCGTATTCAGAATGAGCATTTGACCCGCCTGTATAAGCTGACCCGTGGCATTGGGAAAAGGAGCCGGTGTAATGGGGGGCAAATAAGGTGCTGCCGGATAGAAGGGCCAGTTGGACCAATTGATCACATCGTTACGATTGAGAGCATCCGTCCTAGTAGGTAGAATAAACATGCGATTAATGGGGTTATGTGTTCGAATCTCCGCAAAGTCCCTCGTCACGATCGTGAAGTCATAACGAGTCACCTGCCTTACGAGGTACTGAAGGGGCGTCGACGCAAACATCTGTCGCTCTTCGTCCGTCAAATACACATAGGTCGCCATGATTCTCGGATTGATCTCCCAGGTCGGGATGAGGGGAGCAGGAGTCCCAAAATCCGTCAGAAAGGGTCCAATATTCGCATAGGTGAGATCGGGGCTTTGAACATAGGCCACGTTGATCGGCTGTGTCGCATTTGACGTCGTCTGTAAATACAATGGATTCACGTAGTTTCCGCTCAGATCCCGGATCTTATACAGTTGTTGAATGGGTGCCAGATCTACCTGAATCTCGCATTCCTGGTACTGGAGCGACAGAAGTGGCAGTGCTTCAAAGGTCGATTCCTCGAACCAGAAGGGCAGTGGAATTGCTAGATCGCGTCCCTGAATGGATGGAGCATTCAGATTTCCGTTGGACGGATCCGGATAGACGATCGGATAGCCGCCATTTACCGATACAGATCCTGGATCATACAGTTCGGGAATATCTCCCACCAGTGTTCGCCACTTCTGGTACGAATTGGCATCAAGGTCGGACTGAGCCTTCACAATGATATACTGTCCGTCGAACTCTTGGATCTTCTGACCGCCGATATAGACACCAACTCTGCGAATAAGGTTACATCCAATACAACGGGTCCATTCAAATTCTGTCTGTGTCTGACGACCATATGGATTCTGGCTTGGATCCTGAAGATCAATATACTTGTTGTAAATATCTGGTAAGGTAACTACCAAATACATGTCTCGAACAAGATCTGCGACTCGTTGAATCTTATACCGAAGTGTAATCGGCTGATCTGTAAAAAGTTCTTGTGGCCCGTCCATCGGTTGTGTGACAGATTCTTCCGCAAAATGCGAGTATTTCTTATACGTTTTGTAAAAGAACGTAAAATCTGGATTGCCGCTAAGCAATACATTTTGTGCTCCGTAGGCTACAAGTACATATAGTCCTCCTCCTGGCATATCCCTAATTAAATGGTGTTATTCTATTATGTTTAGGCACGCATGTGATTTCTATTTCATCGCCTTATAGGGTTATGAAATAGAAGGGTTTGTGATTTGGAATGGGTTACTGGTTACTGGTTACTGGTCCGTTTCACAACGCCTTAGCGTTGTGAAATGTATTCCGTCAGTAAAGCAGAGCTTTACTGGCTGGTCCACCAACTATCCTGTAAGTACTGTGGTATAACTCCACCTTGGGTTGACGCAAGCTCTGTGGAAGGTCCCTCATTCATCAGCATGGTAATCTCCGAATAGCTCAGTGCGTAATTAAAGTAATACAGTCTGCTACACATACCCTTCATGACCCCAAAAATATCGAAGGAATCCTCGTCCTCTAAGGAAGGAATTGTCTTAGGCAGCGTAATACGATCCTGGCGGAATGCCATGATATCCTGGTAGTTCTGGTAGGGCAGAGAACCATCGAATCCCAGCCTCTTCTTTAAGTTCCCGTTGATGTAAATCTCCATGTGGGTCGATCGGCACACGAGGGCCACATGAACCCATTTGCCAATCGGAAAATTGTCCACCTCCGCGTACTTATTCCAAGTCTTATAGGTGTTCATGTAGACACGGAGCGTATTGGTATCGGATCGCATATAAACGCCGGGACCGAGGAGAGGATATTGCTGGGGACTGCCCTTAGAAAAAATATGATTGAGCCCCTTTTCTTGACGGAAAGCGGATGGATGGACCATCAGGAAAAAGCTGTAGGAGAATTCGGGGCCCGAACGCTCGTTATCGGACAAATAGATCGAAGCCGAGTTGGGCGAATTGGGATTCTGGTTAATCGTGTAGGACTTTTCCTCCGTAGAATACGTGATCGGAAGGAGTTCTGTGCGATTCATTTTGAGTCGATTGAAAGCGTTGTAGCTGGCTTCCATTCCCGCCAACAGCAAATATATGACAAACGGAACGAGCAGACCAATCATTATCTGGGAGAAGGGCCCAGTTTGATTAACAATGCTGCTATTTCTTGGGACTCCTTGGACTGCCGTATTTGAGCGAAAGAGTTCCATACCTACAGTTAATTGCTAAAAATAATATCGCGATACAGCTATCACAATATTAGTATTATTTGATCAATTACTCAAAGAGCGACCTCGTCTTATTCTTCATATCGGACCAGGCCTTTGAATTGGGTTCAAAGAACCCCTTCAAGTAGTCCCAGAAATCCACGGGCTCCGCTGGTCCGAGCATATAGTTCGTGTAGACCGCATCGGGGGCCAAGGCCCCCCCATACATCCTTGTGTTCTGGATGAAACCGCCGAATCCGCCGTATCCCAGCAGGGTGGCAGAGTACCCTCCACCGTCCACCCTGTAATTGGATGGCAGAACACAGCTTCTGGCCAACTTTCCGTCCATATACACATCCACTGTGCGTCCATTGACGGCCACGACAATGTTGATCCATCGCTGTAGATCAACTTCGGGAAGATCGCATATATTGCCGCTCTCACCAAGGTTCGCTCCCGTAGATAACTCTTCGAAGAGCTTCTTACGATTGGACGCCGACAGATCGTCTCCATGGCTTTCTGCCGTGCCTAATTGCTTTGTATGAAATCGCACATGGAGCTTGGGTTGATAGCCGCCCAAGTAGATACGAATCGTGTCAAAGGAGGACCCGCCGATGCTCAGAATGTGCTTGGGTCGGCCATTGTGGTATGACCAGTTCTGTACGTAGATCCATGTAGACACACTAAATTCACCCCCATCGTATAAGGGAGGCATGGCGGTGCTCTGAACCGTGATCTGTCCCGATTCCGTAACGTTCGCCTCAACTACTTTTCCAAGCAGCACAGAGTCTGAAATACCTTGGGGACCAAACAGATACTGGTACAGGTAATATAGGCCTATTAAACCAAATATAATGATAATTCCCTGAATGAAAACACGGGCAGACTCATGAGACGAGTTCGAATTCATAGTCCTCTAAATCTATGCCAGGATAATTAATTATAGAGTGAATCCCATGCTTTCATCCTATTTGGTGGAGGGCTAGTCACAGGATTACATCCCATACCGGGAATACAGGCCACTTGGAGATTTTTGATGCTATCTGCTAAGACATTTGGCAAAGGAAAAGACATTTTATCAGGGGGTGCCCCGTTTGTGTCTGCCATTGAATTTCTTAGAGCCACGATTTCACTGGGACTCATACGCTTGTCATTCACAAGAATATTGACAGCGGATCCCAGAAGTTCCTTGGAACCGATCATCAAGGGATTGGACACGGGACTGGGATATTTGTCCAGGCGATGAGAGGCCACAATGCGATCATTATACATCACATCGAATCTGCGACCGTCCCTCAGAATGGACAAGAAGACCCATTTTTGTAGGGGGAAATTGGGCAATGGAATGACCTCTTGTCGCTCCGTGGTCGATACCCTTAACTGTGTGACAGCCGGGCTAATTTCGAAGACAAGGGCTCCCTTAATACCAACCAATTGAATCATTTTATCTCCTTGCGTCCTGTCTCCCAAACGTACATTGTAAAACCCGGATAAGGTCGATCCGCCCGCAGACAGGAGCTTTTTTCGTGTATTTTCCGAATCCAGTGCCTGGTAAGGTACATCAAGTGGCACAGGCTTATTTAAAAGATAATCTACACCCTTTCCTGATGTAATAATACTCATAGAAAGAGAATAGGTCATCATAAGAATTATTATTAAAAACAGAACCAGTAAAAACATGGGCATCCCTATCCGTCCTTTCTAAAATTAATTAGCTGTCTTATTGGTTGTAGATTTATCGACAGATTTATCTGTAGGTATAATATTGCTTATAGAAGACTTAATATCATCCACAATATTACTATCGCATATATTTACACTTGGGATCAAAGTGATATCCGTAGATTTTGCTGTTTCTAAGGCCGGCTTGGAATAACGAATTTCAGACGGAGTGAGCACACGATTCCAGAGCTGGAGGTTATTTACACGAGCCAGATCCGT